TAGAGGTGCTATTATATCTAAAACATTCTTTATAAACTTAGCAAACAGTGAACAGTCTGGATTAAGATTAGTATCAAGGATAGCCGGTAATAGAGAAAGAATGGTTAAACAATCAGAGAATCCTGGTTATGCTATTGCTGAGGCATTAAACGGTACTACTATACTACCTGCTACATATTCATGGCTAGATAACAGTGCAACAAATCAGAGTAACAGTAGACCTACATATACGGCAGATGATGCTGATTATAATACAACAAGAAAATATGATTTAACACCTTTGCTTTTAACTAATCCTACTATTAATGCTAGGGATAATTTTGGCCAAGTTACTTCGTTAGCACCATTTCAATCAACACAAAATAAAAACCAATACATTAGTAGTAGATTTAGTGATGTTTCTTCTGAGAACAATTTTTATAGCTATATAAATCCTATAGATGAATATACATTTAATTTAGATACCTGCGAGAATTTCTATGGGAGAGATGCTGATACTGCCAGTTCTAATCCTGGTGAATTTATTTGGGGTGGAGGTTTTGATGGATCTGGTAATCCTACTACCGCAGGTAATTATACATTATCACTTGGGGATAATACATTAGAAGTTCAAATCACTCACCCGTGGGTTAGAAGCTACGCTGCATTTAAATCAGCCTATGAATCAATGACTGGTGATACTGCTACGCTACCAAACGGTTTATCCGGTAACATAGATTGCACAACGGCAGGAAACGGTACTGCAAATATTTTGTTTAGACAATCTAAATTTTCCCCTTTATCATCAACTGAATTATTAGGTAAACAACAAGCAATTTATTTAAATGAAAACGCTATACAGTTAAGAGAGTTAGCTATAAGTGGTACATTTGCAGGTCAAACTTTTACAACTGGTCAAACTTTACAAGTTAGCCCTACTATATCTGCAATTGCACCTTTAAGTGACGCAGCAGATCCTAATGTAGTTAATGATGGCGCAGGATATAGTAGAAATGTAAAAAATTCTTTTGAAACTTTTGACCAATATACCCTAGGTAAAGAAAGCTGTGGATCTTATTTGTTTATGTCTACTGATGATCATCAAAGTATTCAAGTAGGCGGAGATTCTTCTCAATCGGCTACCGTAGTACAGTTTGGTCAACAGAATTCGATTAATGTTCCTATGGTATTTCAATATAGGATGACTGATTATTTTGGGGCCGGAAGTGGAGCTGATGGTGGTATAGGAAATATTGGTGGTGATAACAGTGGAGCAACTACAAATATAACATATTCTAAAAAAATTGGATTTGATATATGGCCTAATAATGCTGACCCTTTTCAATATGATATTGAAGTTTTTGCAAAATATAGAACTAACAATCTGAATATAGATGTAATACCTAGTAAGACGGTTACAAAAAGTCTTAATGATCTTGAAAAAGTTCTAACAAAGCTTAGCCCTTCGGTTACATCAACCAGGGTAAATGATATTGTAAGAGGCGGCGGAGGAACAGGGTCTAACCGAGGTGTGTTTAAAGGCATTTTCACCGAAGACAACAATTTTAACGGTAATGTACTTTGATAACTGTTGATTTTTAATTTTCACTAACCGTTTGGTGAATAAATAAAAAAAGTGAAAATTAAATGACCGAAAAACTTTTCGATAAAGCTTCTTATAGTATAGTTAGGACTAACCCTAAATTAACAGGTAATGTTAAACTTGTTAGTAATGGTTTAGATTTATACCTAGAATCATTTAGTGCAAATACTGAGCTATCTTCTTCTACATTTAAAGCATTTAAAATAAGTGGGGAAGATACCTATGATAGAGACGTTTGGAAATTTTTCCAAGGAGGTAGGTTCCCACCAAAACTGGCATATGAAGTTTTTCAAGAATTCCAAGATGTTTCTGTCCTTTCACAGTACCAAAACCAGTTTGAAATGTTTTACTCTGCAGGTACCAGATCAATTGCATCAAACGCATATTCAGAAGAACTAGGTATGTTGGCACCGCTTTGGCTAAACGAACAAATGCCAAGTAACTTTGTTATATTTAGAATAGATAATCCTGCTGCTGTAAATAATATAAATGAAACATTACAGAATGAAAATTACCTAGATGCACAAACTTCACAAGCATTTTCTAAAAATGTTTTGGAAAACTGTACTGCAATTAAAACTTTTGATTTAACTGATAATAGCTTGCTAGGTTCCTATATTAGAAATTATAGAAACCAAGAATCATTTCCTGAGGTCCCACTTAATATTTCATGGAGGAGAGATGAACCTATTCAATGGAATGGTATTAATTATCGTAAAGGGGGTTTTACACAATCAGGAAGTTTTTCATATGATGACATAATAGCTAAAGATGCCACTATAATAGAAAACGAATTCTTTTTTACTGAAGGGTTTCAGCGTAATAACGTGCTATTGGCAAATTTAATTAATATGGAATTTTTATTTACTGATGAAGGTGCGGATCCTTATTCAATTAATAGATATTTTGGTTTATACGTAAATGAAGTCGAGGAAGGTTTATTTGATATATCAGGGGAAGGGTTTTATAGAAACACCGAAAAAACTCAATTGCCTAACATTACTACTATTAATGAAGTATCTGAGCAATTAAACAAACCTTTTGAAATTACTAACACTAGTGGAGTTTTATTGTATCTTGATCCTGCAAAAACAACAGCTATCACAGGAGTACCTACGCCAAGTAGAGTAAATGAAGTGGAGTCTATTTTTTATGTTAAAGATAAAAATAACAATTTTCATACTGTTAAGAAAGGTTCTATTTGGGGTAATAACCAAATAAGACTTTTTGATACTAAAATTGACATATCAACTCTTACTGGCTTTAAAGAACCTGATACATTTACAAATGCAAGCATAATAGAAAGAAAGGGTAAAGCAATAAGTTCATTTAAAATCAATAATGAATTAACTAATGGTTTAAAAATTACTTTTTATGATGGTTTTGATTTAGTAGGTGAAGTAGCTGCTACAAATATAGAGGCACCTATACCAGGATCAAACACCTTTCAGTTCTTTTGCCCTAACGGAACTGTCCAAGAAATAGCAAAAGCGTTAACTTCTGCAATTAATGAAGGAATACCTATAGAAAAAAGATTCTTTGAGGCTTCTTATAATAATGATACTGTATATGTTCAATCAAGATTTAGCGGTAGTAGATTTAACAGGCTTAATTTCAAAATTAATTATATAGAGTATCCAACAGAGGTAAATAATATAACAACTTATCCAGAAACTTCATTATTAGATTCTAACAAATATTTTGTTGGGGGTAATGATGTTACTAATTCTTTACTTAAGGTTGCAAACGGGGATCAAGATAGATTCATTCCTGGTAATTATGTCCAATCTAATGATGGGTGGGCAACTATCGGTGATTGGGTACCATATTTAGAAAGTCCTATTATAAATGGCACTGGTGATATCATAGGATATAATGAGATTGATGAATATGTAATAATAACATTAAATGATAATCAGATAACTGTTACTAATAGTGGGCAGGTTGCTTTATATTCTGACTATAGACCTTCTTTTGGTAGATTTTCAATATTTCCTGTTAGAGATTTTGATTATGACTTTTATAGTACTATGTATAGTAGACTAGGGGAGCTTAATTATGAAGTAGATCATTATAACCAAGAAATAGATGGTGAATATGTTAACGTTAGTGCAAACCCTGACATAAGAAGATTTTATGATGATGGCGGTTTTTCTGAGTTAATAGGTTTATTAAAAAATGCAGATCCTGATGTTGATTTTGATACTTTTATTGAATCAGAATATGATAGGTTAGAAGAAAACTATTTAAAACAACAGGCAGTCGCATCTAGAGTAATTCCTTATATAAATAAGTGGTCATGGATTAATGATGGTAAGAACGTAAGAAACTTACCATATAGTTTAAATGTAAATGAATCATTTGGTACTAATAACTTTGCACCGTCTAAATGGACTATCGGCCAAGATGCCACAGGATTTACACATGAATGGTACTACTTAAGTGAGTTTCCTTATTATTTTAATAACGAAGCAATTAAGTCTTCGTGGAGTTATATAGATAAAGCGCCAACAGATACAATAGAAAGCAACCCTATAACTGGTACTGTGTATACCCCAGGTACATTCCAGGATATTAATAAAGATTATTTTAATGATTATTTTATTGTTGATAAGTTTACAACCGGAGGTATAATAAATTTAATAGATAGGCAGTTAAGATACGGTAGATTCAGTGGTGGTGATGAAAAGAATTTTGCTGAAGCATTTTTAAGAGGTGTTAGAATAGTAGCAAAACCTAAAGCTGATATAGCCACAAAACCTAACTTTAATGCGAGGTCATTAAAATATGTTAATGATGGCAGATTTAATGATTATAGATTTTCTACTATACTTGTGCCGAATGCACCAAATAAACCTGAGACCGAGATTAAGTTTATTAAGAATGATAAATGGAAGACTGTTGTAATGATGGTTTTTTTAACTTTAGATAATGAATGTATAAATGATGGCAACCAAAGTATTGATAGAACTACTTTGTATTCATATGAAAGTGATTATAAAGTTCATACACAATCTTTTAACAGTTGTGAACCGATACAATCAGAAGTCACAGGAGAAGAAGGTAATTATTTTTACAAGGAAGGTATAGTACAAGGTGCAATATCATTTGTTGGAACTAGTTTTAATCCTACGGTTAATGCTTATTTAGTTCAAGGTATAAATGATGTTAACGGTAATAATCCTAGATTCTTAAGAGATATAACTATTGGTAGTAATGGTAATTTTAATCCGGTTAGTTTTGAAATTAATAATGTTGTTTATGAAATAGGTGGAATAGTAAGAGTTGTATCTAATAATCAATTTTTTGCAAAAACTATTACTGCCAATGGGGTTCCATTTGTACCAGGTGGTTCTGTACCATCTATTATAGATTTACAGGCTGCTGATTATTTTACAGTAAATGGTGGATTTAATACATACACATCAAGACTATCTGATGTAGGTTTTGCTACTATATTAAAAAATGTTAATCAAGGCGCGCCTGATATTATTTATGAAACTATAGATAAAGAAGGTAATAGGGTTTTAGATTCTGATGGTAATATGGCCCAAACGTTTTCAATAGAATTAAGAGCACAAGAAGACATTTTAAAATCTGTATATATTGGAAGATTACCTGATCCTGCAAAACCAACCGTATTTAATTTAACTGATATTATCGGTTATGATTTATCTCTACAAACAAAACCTAGAGTAACTCCAATAGGTAGACATGCTGGGTACTATAAACCTACTGCCTTGGATATTTTTTATTTTAGAGATCCTTATATTGGAATTGATTTTGATAATGTTACTGGGTCTACTGGTGGATCTATAACCGATGAGCTATATAAATTTAAGGTAATGGAATTATGTAGATATTCAAATACTCAGTTTAATAGTAGTGATGTAGACAACTTTGGGATAATAAAGAATTTGTTTTATCATAAAGTAAACGAGGAGGATCCATCAACAGTATTAGAACTTTCTAGGGATAGTGCATTCTTAAGCTTATACCCACTTATTAATGAGGTAGGAATTGCTAGTAGAGATTTTTATACATTTTCTTCTAACTGGGAACCTGCTTATTTTAGGAAGAGTATTGATAAATCTTTAATTGAATCTATAATAGGTACAAAAGCAATGACAGAAAGAAAATCATTCTTTGGATCTAAATACTTAAAGGTACCAGAACAAATAGAGCTTGAAACTTTTTTATATTCTCCTGAATTTATTAAGGATGCAATTAAGCAACCTTCTTTAATAGATGGGACATTTATGAAAACTGAAAATAAAACATCTATTAAATTTTATCTCTTTATTCAAAAAAGATTAATTGAATTTTTATTTGAACCTATAAAAGAGCAATTTAAAAAGTATATTAAACCAGAATTTAGCTTTGGTGATATTAAGACTTTAGATGATGATGTAGAAAGATATATTAAACAAAATATTTTACAGCTTTATAAAGTATCTAATGTTGATTTTTATGTTAATGCAACTAGGCAAAGAGCATTAAACAACTTTAACACAGCATCTCTAACTAATTCTGAAAAATTATCAAGCGGTTTAAGTATTAACGATGCAATAGGATCAAAATTATTAAATACAAATCAATTTGATCTCGGCCTAATATATAACAAAAGGAGTGGTTTTACTGAATCGTTTGGTTTTAGTATTACCATAATTAAAAAATAGAAATACGATGGCATTAACCATACAAGAATTACTTTCTTCTGATACCGTTAGTCAAGTAGTTGATAAAATAAATTTTAACTTTGATCAACTATTATTGAATGGTGGTGGTCCCATAGGACCTCTAGGACCTTCCGGTTTACCTGGTCCTATTGGAGGGAGAGGGGAAAGAGGTACTGAATGGTACGAAGGGACTGATAGTCCTATTGTAACACCACCAACATTAACACCATTAGCAAATGATTATTACTTGCAGAGTAATGGTGATGTTTGGGTTTATCAACCAGGAGGACCGTGGGTTAACACTTTAATAAATTTACAAGGACCACAAGGTAGTACTGGATCTTCGGTAGGATTGTCTCAGTTTGGTTATGCCCCAATACCAGGGATAAGTAACTATTCAGCAGCTGCAAAAAATGTTTCTTACCCTTCTCTTATTCCAGCAACTGATACTACTATTAATGCTAGTAATGAAGGTGTTCCTACATTCGCGGTAGGTATTGCTGGACCTGATGACGCAGATTACCCTGGCATACCTTTAACTGGTGCATATCAATTATCTACGGTAATGGCTGGGCAACTATCATCAGAAAATACTAGTATGTTAGTACACCAAAAAAATAGTGGGGCCCAGGCTATTAGATTTATGGGTGGTGACGGTTTTGAAAATTATACACAAGATCAATTATCACTACTTAGTAATATTAGTTTATTACCTGATGATATATTAGCTATTTCTGTACCTAAGCAATCAACCTCTCCATTATCTATTGCTGATACTTATGGAATTATTAATGAGACGGTCAAAAGAGGACAAAATTTTAGAGCAGGTACAGGATTTAACTTTACTAGTGGTACTATGGGTACAAATCCATATACTTCATTTGGGTCATCTGATTTTAAAATTGAATTAAACAGTTTTACTCCGTTAGATGGTGCAGGAGAAGCTAAGTTTGATTTACAGGTTCTTGGTGCCGGTGCACAAGCAAACTTAAAGGTAGGTGGAAATATAACCGTCCCTGGCTCAATCCCTGTATTAGATGGTAAGATTCTTGCCGAGGCAGGTGAAATAGTTATACAATCAAATGATGAGTTAAAGATAAGATCAAATTTTAAAGCCGGTATGACTGCAGGATCTAATGCCTTTACGGTATCAACTACTGATATAGTAGCTAATGCCAGTGGAGCTAGTCCAATTGCTCTGCAGTCAGAAGATGGTATAATAACTATAGAAAACATAGGTGTGAATGGAGAAGTAAATGTATTGTCCAATCAAGGTATCTCTTTGATCGGTAAAGGCGGAGTAAATCCAGCACTTCCATCTTTAATTAATGTTTTACCAAATAAGGTTGATTTACGCGCTAGGCAAGATGGTGCAGAAGTTAATATAAAAGGAGAAGGTGTTAATTCAGATATTAACATTCAAGGTAGAGGCGAAATAAGATTAGGTCAGCTTAACATCGCCCCAGGGACTATCGTTCCTAGGATAAATCTTAAATACGCTGAATCTGGTGTTAGCATACCACACACAGAGTTTGTTAGTTATCAATCATGGTCAATTACCGATAGTACACCTCAAATTACTGATCCTAGTGTATATCAACGGTATAATACGAATTTTTCTAATCAGAACAGAGTTGTCCAACAATTTGGTGACCCAAGCAATGGTGATTATTTAACAATTCCAACTACACAATTTCAGCAATTTAATGATGGTCAATATTCGCAGGTAGTAATAGGTATTCCTAAGTATAATCAAGCTACAAATGTTGATGATAGTGTAGGGATATTTGTAAATGAAGGGCCTACGGAAACGATACCAACACAGTTTGATACTGGAGCAAGTAATAATATGAATCCTGCTTCGGAAATGTTTAGGGTTGATAAAGAAGTTACTAAGATAAGTAATAAATTAATTTTAGGCGGAGAGAATAACATCCAAGAGTATTATTATGATCCTTTTATAGATTGGCAAGATGTAAGCCCTATTGCAATATCGGTAATTATCCCAGTTACTAAACCTTATATTAGAATTCAAATAGGTAGCACAAGTGAAATAGATGCGAATACTTATGATTTTTGGTCTACAAAATTAAATGGTGGTAAAAATGTGTTTTTCCCAGAATTTATACTAAGTTTTGACAATTCGCTCATGGCTTATGGTCAAACTGTTGTAGTTGAGCTTTATTGGGCACCATCCGAGTTTAGAGCATCCGACGTCCCAGGTGCCCAAACTGGAACTGGATTTAATCCTTTCATTAATCAAGGTGGTCGAGCCTTTATATCTGCTCAATATTGGAAAGAAGGAACTGGAACCACTCAAACATATTATACTGCTCAACAAGGAGTTCTTGAAGTTGAAACTGATGATGATATTGAAAAACAAGGCGCCAACTATCTAATTACTCACTCTCAGAAAACTTTTACATTTATGTTTAGCGGCCAAGGACCAACCCCTTTTTATAATAGTGGTAATGGCAGTCAGAGTGGAAAGATTATACAAAAAGGGTGGAATAATGTAGCAGGAGCTCATAACCTTGGTAGTCTTGTTGTAAAAGGAGTTACATTACAACAACATACATTTATTTATTAATATTTTAAACTAGAAAAATGACAAAAAAAGAAAGAAAAGAATTAGCAGGATTTGTAGATAGGTATAAAGAAATTGAAACTTCGATAGACCTTATGCAAAAGAGTATACAGAGTTTAGCTGAAAAACGTGATGGTCTTTTTGAAGAACTTGATTCTATGAAAGGTAAAGAAAAAAAGTTTATGGATGATTTAATTAAAAAATATGGAGAGAGCAATGTTACTCCATATAAGTTAATGAAAATCTATGAAGAAGGCATATGATAATATTAAGAAACATAATTGCAATTATTACCGATCCTAAAAATACAAGAATGTTTTTATTAGGTGGTATTATAGTGTTATGTATTTTACTATTTAGGCAATGTGAACAAACAGAAGTAGCAAAGAGTGAAGCCACTAAGATTAGCAATAATTGGAAAGCTTCTTTAGATACACTTGAAAACTATATTGATAAAAATGGAAATGCAGTTGCCGAAATAAGAGCCCTTAATTTAACATTAGAAGAAATTGAAGGCAAATTAGAATTTGAAAAGGGAAAGCCGCCAGTAACGGTTATTAAAACAGAAACGGTAATAAAGGAAGTTATCGTAGAAGTACCTGTGACTATTGTTGATACACTTTTTAATAATTTTAATTCTGCATTAACAATTTCAGATAAAGAAACATGGGGGAAAAGTTTTAGAGACATAAATGTTTTTGTACCTTACCAAACTTTAGATAGTACTTTAAATTTTGGAAGCGCTAATATTGATTTAAAACAAAACATATTTCTATCTGCTTCATTAACAAGAGATGTTATAACTAAAGAATTATTTGTAAACCTTTTAACTGATTATCCTGGTACAACTTTTAATAGTGCCGAAGGTATTTTAATTGACCAGAATAGTAATGCATTTAAAAGTTTACAATATCAAAACAGAAAAACCTTAGGGCTAGGATTACAATTAGGAATGGGATTTAGCGGTAATGGGTTTGCGCCTTATGTAGGAATAGGTTTAAATTATACACCAAAATTTTTACAGTGGTAAATAAATAAAAAGAATGGAATCATCAAAGTTTATACAATTATCGGATGGAATATTGCTAGAGTACATATACACTAGTCAATCAGATCCTACCGAATTTAACACAGCAACTCATCAAATAGAGATAATGAGAGATGAGTATACTGGTGGCAGCTATCTTTTTAACACAGAAAACGTCTCAAGCGAAATGGGTAATTACCGAGATATATCTGCTGCCTCTATAAGTAAGAATAAGACTCAATATGCTTATTTAGATACTGACATAGGTGTACCTTATAATGATTTTGACCCGAAGCTAACTGACTCTGCTAATTTATTGCAAACATTCTCGCCAGAGTTAAACATTGAATATGATAAAATAAGAATACATTTTATTTCAGGGTTTTCATTCACAGGATATGACGGTATTATTTTTGAAGCATTAGCTCCTCGTAGGGATGGTTTACTTTTAAACTTATCATCGATAAATTTTTTAAAGAATGATACGCCAGTATTTAATCCTGACCCGGTACTTATTAATGATAACTTATATGCATCATATATAGAGTGGAGAATACCTTCTCTTTATTTTATGAATAATAGTTTTAATCCTGCTGTTGCAAATGGTCTAGGATTTAAATTAACCGAAGGGCAAGGATTCTTAAGTACTCCAACTATAACATTTAAGGCAACAGGTATATATGAAACTATAATTGATAACGGTTATGATTATTACAATGTTGAGGAAATTAATTCGGTAACTTTACCTAATAGAGATATTTATGATAACTTATATGCAAGTGTAACTCAATCAGACGGTGGAGATTATTTTGAATTAACTGGTGAAGTTACAGGATCTACATTTTCTAACTTTATGGCTAGCCTAGGTTCATCTTGGGTAGTCTTTCATGAAATTAATGTAAGTGAACAAATAAACACTTCGTTTGTTAAAACAAGTACGCAGGTATTTACACAAACTACTAACTTTGATGATCCTATATTATTTAGACCAATTATTTTAAATAGCGCAGTTGCCGCATCTTTTTCAATTAACTATTTACTGAGAATTTATAATCGTGGTGATAATACTCAAATAATTAAACAAGCTAAACTGACTTCGTTTGATGTTAAGAAATACGGAAGAAGATTAATGAAAATAAATTTAGGTGTTGTACCAACAGTTGCAAATGTATATAATAAGATAGCCCCTGACGATGGCGCGAGTATAATTGTAACAAATGGAAATATAGACAAGCCTGGGCAAACATCAGATCAAATTGTCGAGCAGTTGGTAGTAAAAACTAAATATGTTACTTCTTTTAGAGATAGATTAAATGTTAAGGCATCGATATCTCCAGCTAAAATACAAACAATAACAGAAACAGACAATGGAACAGGAGAATAAATCAGAAAGTAAATCTAGATCTTTTTTTAATAGACCTAGAAGAACGGCTACGCCATTAGGCATCAGCACAGGAATATCAGTAACACGAAAAGAGAAAGAATATTATACTAAGTTTACAACTTTAAACCCTACAGCTGAGCCTTTGCCACAAGGCGATGGTGTAATAAGAATATCACCTTTTGATGATTATATTATTTTTACTTTATATGATGAGACTGGTCAAAATGGAGATTTAGCGGATACACCTATAGACCTTAGTAATGTAGGTACATTAAATTTAGTATTTATTGGAGAGAACGATGAAATAAGAATTCCTAATTGGACTAAGGTAAAAGAAGTTGATCTTTCACAAGGTCAGGTTTTATTTAAAATTGATAAAGAAAGCTCTAAAAAGATTTTATCTTTAGACAACAATAACTTTTACATATCCACGAGAATGGTAGATGAAAATGGTATTAGTGATGAGAGTGTTTTATACACCGGTACATTTTTAGGAATAAAGGATGCTGCGGAAGAATCAATGACAGCTAAATTAAAAAGAATATCTTTACAGTATGCTAAAGAATTGGCAAAACTACAGAGCGAAATAGAAAGGCTCAACAGAGAGTTAGCCGAAATGCTATCTTTAGATGAAGATCAAATTGCTACAATAAAAGCTTTAGAGGCTTCAAATTTATCTCTAACAGATCAGGTAGCTGAGCTTTCGGCTCAGTTAGGTGATGCGCAATCCGAGCTTATATTAGAAGAAGCTAAGAATGCTCAATTATTAGCAGAGCAAAATAAAAAGAAAAGGCAACAAATACAAGCCATTACTAAAAAGACTAAAACTGCGCCAAACAATAAAAAGGTTAAAAAGTATTTTAAACAGGCAAGCAAGTTAAACCAGGAATTTACAACAAGGCAAGGACCAATAGAAGATATAGATAGTATAAGAACTATTAAAGATTTAGCAGGTCGTCAGAGAAGAAATCTATTTAGAAGAAGATAATTAAGATATGATATTAAGTGCAAGAAATAATCAATTTAAATTTGAATTTCCTAGAAACTTTATTCCTAAGGAAATTTCGGATAAGTATAAACCATACTTAAATAGGATGCCTGGGTCTATGATAAAAGAACCTATTGATTATTTTAATTATGGAATACAATCAATGAATCTACCTGGGCCTAGTTTTGATCCAGTTACACAAAATGACTTTCCTGGAAATACTAGAAGATTTAGAACTAGTTTACCTACACAAGAATTATTTGATAAACAATTAACTGTAACTATGCAGGCTTTTGACGGTTGGGTAAATTATTGGATGGCTGTAGAAGTTTTTGATTTTTATTATAAGCAGAGTGGTAAAGATCCGTTTGTGCCTGAAGGTATAGGATTGCAAATGATAGATGGAGAAGGTAACATCTTTGTAACTTGTCAACTAAAAGATATGATAATGACTGGGGTTAGTGCATTAGATTTAAACTTCTCGAGTAATACGATAGAATTCCAAACCTTTGATATTAATTTTACATACAACGCTTTAGAAACTAAAATTAATCTAACCTAATATATAAACAAATACAAAAGCAATGAAAACATTCAAAGATTATCTTACAGAAGATCATGATGATTCTATAGATATACAAAATCTATTAAATGAATCTTATGATTTAACCGAGGAGCAAGAAACTGCAATTGATAATGCAGTTGATAGAATTATGGAGGAGCACAATAACGGAAAAGACTTAGAGGTTATTATGGAGGAAATAATTAACGAAGGTATATTAGGATCTGTTTTAGGTGGACTTACTGGATTTGCTTTAGGTAAATCTGTAGGAAAGGCTATCGCGAAAGTATTAGGTATTCAAAAAGGTGCCTTGTATGATTTACTAACCAGTCGATTAATTGGTGCTGCATTAGGAGCAGTACTAGGTAAGAAGCTTTAATTCATTATAATTGATTTACACAGGTATAGATTTTTCTCTTAATAGTCCAGGTACATGTACTCAGGATAGCAAAGGCAAATACACGTTTATTACATTCTTTAATTACGGTAATCGAATATGGGATGAAGAAGGTAGAAAAATCCCAAAGTCATTCTCGGTCCATAAAGAACTAATGGATGATAAATCAATATTAGGATTTCCTTATTATAGACAAGTAAAAGATAAAGACTTTTTACTTAGGGAAAGGGAAAAACTCACAGACGGCCAAAACATAGCTGATTTAATTTCAAATATTTTAATAACCTTATTTGGTACTCAAAACCATAAGATTGCATTAGAAGGATTCTCTTATGGTTCAAAAGGAAACTCATTTATTGACATTGTTCAGTATAATACCTTTTTACGAAATGAAATTGTTAATGCTTGGGGCGTAGAAAACATTTCAATTTACCAACCCTCCCATGTTAAGAAATTAGCAGGTAAAGGTAATGCAAATAAACATTACATGGTAAAGGCGTTCCAAGACGACGTTTTTAATGATAAAGATTTAAGGAAAACAGATTTATGGAAATGGACTCAAGGTAAAGACTTTACAGAAAAGATCCCTAAACCAATTGATGACTTAGTAGATTCATATTTCATATTAAATGCTAATAAAGAAAAAGGGTGGTCATTAAATACTTAATACATAGAAAACCACTAAATACTTTAAGTCTAGTAATTACATACTTCTCTTTCTTTAATTAGTTATATTTTATATATAGCAATTATAACTTAGTTTCAGAATATTATGATAAAAGCAATAAAAAATAGAATATTTATTAAAAAAGATGAACTACCAGAAAAAATTGGTAGTATATATGTACCAAAAACCGAAGGTCAGTATGCTCCACCATACTCAGGTACAATCATATCTGTAGGTAATGACATAGAGGATTCAGATTATAAAGTAGGATCACGAGTACTATTTCATGATTTAGCAGGTACAGAGTTTAAATATAATGGCGATACTATATTCAGCATTAGAGAAAACGATGTAACCGCTATTATGCAATAAAAAAGTTCTATTTAGACTGAAACTAAATAGAGATATGAATATATAATAAACAAAGGAACTGATATTATTCGGTTACTTATAAACAGGCATATAACAAGGCAAAGTATATTGGCAATACCCGGGCAAATTAAAAATAGGCAGAGCTGCGTTATATCCACAATTAATAACAAAGTAAAATAAAAAGGCAATTAAAATGGCAAATGAATTCGACATTTTCAGTGTTAGCGTCAAGGACCTAGACACTGGAGACAGACCGCAAACAACAAGCGATCTTTACACACCAAAACCTGATCAAGGTTCAGACGGTACTTACCGTTCACTAATTAGGTTTCTACCTAATGTAAAAAATCCACGCAAACCTTTCGTTCGTAAATATGTCTACTGGTTAGAAGACAGAGATGGCAACGGCTTTTACGCAGACTCACCTTCAACGGTTGGAGACAAATGTGCTGTACAGGACATGTTCTTTAAACTTAGAAACTCTGAATCTGCTGTAGACAAAAAGATGTCAGAAGGACTTAAGCGTAGAGAAGTATTTTATGCATTAGTACAAATCGTAAAAGATCCACAAAACAGAGATCTTGAAGGTCAAATTAAAGTAATGAAATTTGGTTATAAGATCAAGACTAAAATTGATGAGGAGTTAAATCCACAATTTGATGAACCAACACAAGTATTCGATCCATTCGAAGGAAAGAATTTTGAATTGGTAATTTCAAAGAAAGGTGGTTATCCAAATTATGATTCATGTAAATTCCAAGGAAGTAGATCTCCGATGTCGATTGGCGGCGAAGATGTAACGTCTGATGATGCAGGAAGAACTGCAATTCTTGATTTTATTAAGGATGCACCAGACTTAGGAAACTTTGACTACAGACCATGGACAGATGAACAGAGAAATAAAGTAATGGGTGTACTATCTCAATTTAGTAATCCTGGAACTTCTATTGATACTGTTACTGCAAGACAAGCACCGGCTGCGCCGGCTGCAACTAAAGCTGCGGCTGCTAAGGTAACTGAAACCTCTGCACCAACTACAACAGCTACTGCAACCAAAACTGAAGATTCTTCTAAGGGAGATGATTTTGATGATTTCATTAATGGATTAGATCTTTAATGATATGGGAACAGAAGTATTAATATCTTCTGAAATGAAAGCTCGGATCATCGATAAGGTGGTCCGAGTTCTTCACCTTAATCATTCTCACCCAGAAAAAAGGAGGATGCTAGAAAGTAAGGAAAGGCTAAATTTTGCATGCCCTTATTGCGGTGATTCAACAGATTCAGTAAGAAAGAAAAGAGGTAATCTTTATTGGAAAAATTTACAATTCCACTGTTACAATTGTTCGGCTCATGAGAGTTTAGATGTATTTCTAAAAGATCATAATGTAAACTTCGAAGGCGAAGACCGTATAGATGTAATTAATTTTATTAAAGAAAATCGAAAAAACTTTTCTTTAGGTGAAACTTTAGAATTTCATTTATTTGAAACTGCAAATAAATTAGCATTATCATTTGATGAAATTGCGTTAGGGTTTAATGTATATCCTATTAACTCTTTAACATACAGAGCATACCCATATCTTAAGAGTAGGTTGCTCCATCATAAAACAGAAAAATTCGGTTATGATCCAAGAAGAAAAGAATTATATGTTTTTAATCTAAATAAGAAAGGTAAGATAATAGGGTTTCAGGTTAGAGCTTTAGAAAATACAGGTGGTCCTAAATACAAAACATGGAATATAGAAAGAATATATGATAGGTTAAAGAAACCGCTAAAAGTATCTGAAGATGAACTTGATTCTTTAAATAAAATTTCAATGATATTCGGTATCTTAACCGTTGATTTAGGTAGAACATTTACAATATTTGAAGGTCCTATAGATTCTTTCTTTATGTCAAATACATTAGGATTAACCGGTGTTAAAAAACAAATATTAGATTTTGATGAAATACCAACTGCGCGATATATGTTTGATAATGATTATGAAGGTAAAGCTAAAATGATCCAAAAGCTAAAGAAAGGGCAAACGGTTTTCATGTGGGATAAATATTTAAAGGATTTTAGTATACCTAAGAAAAAGGTAAAAGATTTAAACGATCTAGTTAAATATGAATTTAAAAATAGAACTGGCTGTTTAAATGAGTTGGATAAATATTTTACAAACAATCATTTAGATTTAATTTTCTTATGATAAAAAAATATAATGAATTCGTGGCTGAACAGTTCGAGGATTTTTATAATGACTTAGAAACGTCTAAGAAAAAGCTTAAATTATTTACTAAGTTTAAAAAGATTGAAACTGATAGTGTAAAAAGTAACTTTTCGTTACCTCAACCTAAAAAGAAATTTCAACCAAAAGTAAAAAGTTACAAAAAGATTAATAACGATAAAGGAATATTTTAATGGCATTTGATGATACACAAATAAAGGAAGCTAACGAACAATTAGAAATTAGATTAAGCTCAGATAGGGATGATTGGAAAACAAAGATTAAAGATCTTGTTTCTAAATTAAAAAGCATGAATGAACTTGCTGAATGTCAAGTAAGAATGTTATCATATAGGCAAATTTTATTAGATAAAGTAACTGATTTTAAAACTACAATATATAAAAGGAATGCTACTTGGGACAGGTACTATAAGAATCAGTACCGAGAGTATTCAATTAATTACGATGTTAAACTAACGAATGGCGAAAAGCATCAATTTATAAAAGCCGATCTGTCTTCTTTAAAAACTCAGATTGACATGCTACAGTCTCATATAGATTATTACTATGAATGTATTAAGACATTAGATAACATGGCATTTGCAATAAGAAACAGAATAAACTTAGATGATAAAGAATTTTAATGGAGCTATCTCTCTCAGAAAATAAAAAGTTTTTAGTAATTGATTCATGTACCGAATTGGAATATGAACAATTAAAATCTAGCCTTACTAAGAAAATAGAAGGGTGGAGATTCCATCCTTTGGTAAAGAAGAAGGTATGGGATGGTAACATTTCATTTATTAAAAGAAATAAAATTCCAGCAGGTTTATGGAAAGAAGTGATTGATATATGCAAAGAGTATGATTATCAATTTACACTAAACGGAATTACTGATATTTTTGATACCTCAATAGATGAGGAAACTTTTAAGACATGGGCAGATGAATTTTTTGCCAACTCTGAAATTAAACCTAGAGACTATCAGATTGATGCTGCAATCAAAATTTTAAAATACAGAAGGTGTTTGGCTGAATTAGCAACGTCTGCAGGTAAAACTTTAATTTCTTTTATGGTGGTTGCTTATATGATGGAGCAATTAGGTAAAAAGAAAATCCTAATGATTGTACCTAATGTAAGTTTAGTAGTTCAAGCAAGCGGAGATTTTGAAGAATACAATAAAGGAAGAGTACCTATTAAGATTCAACAGATTTATGCAGGTGTAAAATTACGAAAGAGTTCTAACATAGTTATAGGTACTTATCAATCTTTAACTAAAAAGGATGAAGAATATTTTAGTCAATTTGACGCAGTCTTTGTTGATGAAACTCATAAAGCAAAAGCAAATTCAATTCAGAAGATAATGGATAAATGCTGGCACTGTGATTATAGATTTGGTTTAAGTGGAACTATTCCTAAACGAGGGACTGTAAATAGACTTAGTTTAATGTCGGCAATGGGCCCATTAGTAACACAAGTAAAGGCTGCTCATTTACAAGAAGAAGGCCATATTGCAAAATGTAAAGTATTACAGATCCACATGGAATATGCAACCGATGCACAAAAAGAAGCATTCTCATCATTATCTAAAAACCCGTATGATAGACAAAAGCTATTTAGTTTAGAACAGAACTTTATTAATGAAAGTGAAAAGAGACTAGATTTTATTTGTCAAGTAATTAAAAAATCAAAATCTAATTCTTTAATATTATTTCATAAAATTGCATACGGTGAAAAGATCTACAAAAAACTTAGAACAATAACAGACAAAAAGGTTTATTATGTAGATGGCTCTGTTAAGTCTGATTTTAGAGAGGAGTTTAAAAAGAGAATGGAAAAGAATGATGATGTTATTATTGTAGCATCATACGGTACTTTTTCAACTGGTATATCTATTAAAAATATACATAACATATTTTTTACTGAATCATTTAAGTCTGAAGTAATTATTAGACAATCAATTGGTAGAGGTCTAAGAAAACATGAAGCCAAAGATGTTGTAAAGATATATGATTTTATTGATGATTTTAGATATAAAGTAGATGATCATGATTGGGTAAATTATATTTACAGGCATGGTATGGAAAGAAGGAAAATTTATAAAGAAGAAAAATTTCCATTCGAGGTACAAAATGTTAGATACTAATATAATATCTTTCTCATGAGAGATGGATATATAAAAAAAGAATCAAAAAAAGATAAAATAGAATGAAACCAATTAAAAAGTTTTCAATGATGTCTAAAGCCGATGGTTCAATTAATGAATCGGTAGACGCTAATCATGATGCCGTAATGGATCTAGTAAAAAAGATGGGTTACGAAAGTGTAGAAGAATTAAAGAAAGAAAAAAATCTATTAAGTAAATTAGAAGGTTTACTAAAAGATGTTTCTCCAAAACAAGATATATCTGAAGAAGATTTAGAAGAAGATAGAGCCGAGGATATAGCTGATGATGTTAATAAAAAAGGAGAACCTAAATCATTAGAAGGTGATGAAGGTGAAAAGGAAGAAGATAAAGAAACTGGAGCCGCTGGTGAAGTTGCTGAAACTGATGATGTAGAAGAAGATGCATCTGATGATATTGAAGCTGAAGTATCCGCTAAGGGAGAACCTAAGGATTTGGAAGACAAGGCAGGCGATAAGATATCTGATGATCCTGAAATTACTGATGAGGTTCCTGCTGAGGCTGATGAAGTTGAAGATAATGACGGCGTTGATGTTGCTGCTGAAGAAGAAGAAACTCCAGCTGCTACTAAAAGAATTATGGCTTTTGAGGATTTCATTAAAGAAAAGGAAGTTACTGTAAATAAGAACGTGAAATATGCTGATGATGCTGAAGAGCCTGAAGACTATTCTGTTGTTGTTGCATCTGCGGATGCTATTGGTGAAGATGATGAAGCTGAAGGTATGGATGATGAAAAGGAA